CCTATGTGGGCTAAGTTGCAGGCAACCTATGCCCCTCCTGGTGGGTGGCGTGAGGATGCTGATTCTTGGAAAGCCAACGCTATTACCTTGTCTCGTACTTCTACTGAGAAGGACCCTACGATTCAGGCTTTGGGTATTGGTGGTCAAGTGTATGGTGCTCGTGCTAACTTGATTATTCTTGATGATTGTGTGACTGGTGCTAATGCCCATGAGTGGGAAAAGCAACTGGAGTGGATTCAGAAAGAAGTTGTGACTCGTCTTGATGATGAGGGTATTTTGTTAATTGTGGGTACTAGGTTTGCTGCCACAGATTTGTATAGGGAGATTCGTAGCCCTAAGCATTGGTCTAATGGTAAGTCACCTTTCACTTATTTTTCAATGCCAGCAGTTTTGGAAACCTCGGAGGACCCAAAAGATTGGGTTACTTTGTGGGCTAAGACTGACCAGAAGTCAGGTACTAAAAAGGAACCTGATGCTGATGGTTTGTATTCTAAGTGGGACGGTCCTGCCCTGTATCGTCGTCGTGGTGAAGTAACTCCGACTACATGGGCTTTGGTTTACCAGCAACAAGATGTTCAGGAAGATTCTATTTTCCGTCCTGTTCTTGTGCAGGGTTCTGTTAATGGTGCACGTAAGGCTGGTCCTTTAAGGTTTGGTGCTGTTGGGCATCCACCTAAATCTGATTTTTATACCATCATGGGTATTGACCCAGCAATGTCTGGTAAGACTGCTGCTGTGATGATGGCTTTTGATAGAAGAACACAAGTGCGTCACATACTTGATGTTTACAATATGGAAGACCCTAACCCTCAAAAGATTCGTGCTTTGATGGAAGATTGGGTTAACAAGTATTCTCCTAACGAGTTACGTGTTGAAATTAACGCACATCAGAAAGCGTATGCTTTGGATGAAGAGTTAAACCAGTGGCTTGCTTCTAGAGGTATCCAGTTCCGTTCCCACTTTACTGGTAAAAATAAATGGGATATTGATTTTGGTGTGGCTTCTATGGCTGCACTTTTTGGCACTGAACGTGATGGCAAGTATCAGGATGATGCTTTAATTGAACTTCCTTCTTCTGAAGGAAATGAGCATGTTAAGTCTTTAATTAATCAACTTATTACATGGGCACCTGGTGTTAAGAAAACACAGGCTACTGACTGTGTGATGGCTTTATGGTTTTGTGAGATTAGAGTTAAAGAATTAATTCAGCAAATGGGGTTTGCACAATCTCATAACTACAACAAATATGCAACTAGGGCTGGTATCCGCCAGCGTGGTGTTGTTAACTTAGATGAACTAGCAGCAGCAACATACGCTGACTTATACCAATAGGAGTTTGAATGGCACTTGAAGTGCGACAAATCGCTGACAAGGTTGAGGCTTTAAAACGTCGCAACGCTGAGCGTGACACACGTATGGCAAATGTTTTGTCTGTAAGACGTGGACAAATATCTAACGTGTACCCTGACTTTTTCCCTGAAGGCATGACCCAACCAATGATTGCTAACTTCATTGATGTTGCGGCAAGAGACTTAGCAGAAGTGCTTGCACCTTTACCAAGTTTCAATTGCACAACCTTCAATGTAACTTCTGACCGTGCTAAAGCACAGGCAGAGAAGCGAAGCATGATTGTGAACTACTATGCTCACTCTTCACGCTTACAAACGCAAATGTATACTGGGGCTGATTGGTACCTCACATATGGTTTTTTACCAATAGTTGTTGAAATAGATGTTGAAAGTAATCAGCCTCGTATACGTTTAGATAATCCTCTTGGTGCATACCCAGAGTTTGACCGCTTTGGTCGTTTAAGTTCTTACACTCGTAGATATTATAAAACTCTTGCAGAGTTAATTGTTGAATTTCCAGAATACGAATCACAACTTATTGGACCTGGTGGTAGAGACAATGTTGATTTATATGCCATGGTTGAAATGGTTAAGTATGAGGATGCTGAACAAATCCTTTTGTTTGTTCCACAAAAAAGTAATCTTGTTTTAAAACGTACACCTAATCCAATTGGTGAGATGATGGTACGTGTTGCACGTCGCCCAAGCATTGATGATGACATGCGTGGACAATTTGATGACGTGGTGTGGGTTCAACTTGCACGTGCACGTTTCTCCTTGCTTGCACTTGAAGCAGCAGAGAAATCCGTTCAGGCTCCGTTGGCATTGCCTAATGATGTTCAAGAATTAGCATTCGGACCAGATGCTGTGTTGAGAAGTCAAAACCCTCAGCAAATCCGAAGAGTCGGTTTAGAGTTACCGAATGCAGCATTTACTGAACAAGCAGTGTTGCAACAGGAAATGCGTCTGGGTGCCCGATATCCAGAAGGTAGAACTGGCAACATTGACATGCGTATAGATGAGAAAATATTCCCAATGGATAAAACAGTTCGTGGTGTAAATGACGGTGCACCATACGAACTTAAATACAATCCTTCAAAAGATATTAAAGGTGACTACACTGTTGAAGTTCGTTATGGACTGATGGCAGGTCTTGACCCATCGCGTGCACTTATCTTCTCACTACAAGCAATGGGTGGGGATTTAGTATCACGCGAATTTGTTATGAGTGAACTACCTTGGGCATTGAATGTTTCTAAAGAACAAGAACGCATTGATGTTCAACGTATGAGAGATAACTTAAACAAAGCAATTGAATCAAGTGCAGCAGCATTACCTGAGATGATTGCAACTGGACAAAGTCCTGCAAAACTTATTTTACAATTATCTGAAATAATAACTGCAAGACAAAATGGAACTTCAATTGAAGAGGCAGCAAAGAAAGTATTTGCTGAACCTGAACCTACTCCAGTTGAGGGGTTACCACAGCAGGTTGTAGCACAACCGTCCCCTACGAGTGCTCCCGCTCCCTCAACTGGAGCCACTCCACCACAAGCACCAAACATAGCACAAATACTAGGACAGATAGCGGGATAAAATGACAAAACGTACACAACCTGATTACGTTAAAAGATTTCAGGATGCGTTAAACGATTTTGTTCAAGACCTGCATCCGATGGGTGGGATGTTAACAGGTGCAATAACCATTGTTGAAATGATTGATTCCAATGGTAAATACTTTTTACACGTACTAGATGACAACAAATCTCCTAACTGGAAATTACAGGGAATGATTACAGAAGCAGGACGTTTGTTAGATGAAAAATTTAACACATTTGATGAAGATGAGGATTAATGGCAGAGCAAGTATCAGGACCAGGTAAGTACGCACAACGTACTGACATGAATACTTCCAAACAACCAGTGCGTTATATTGCTAATGGTAATTATGGTGAAGGTCAAGAACTTTTAGGTCTTCAACAAAGTGCAAATATGGCAGGTAAACCATCTGTTGCAGCAGCACCTACTGCTGCTGATGTTCAAAGAGCAATGATGAACAAAGTTACTCCTTTAACAGCCATGACTGAACGACCAATGGAACCATCAACACAAGGTTCAAGAGTTGGTCCAGGTACAGATTTTAGTTCATTAGATTTACCAATGAAAGAAACTCCAACAATTGAACAAGTATTAGCAGAAGTTATGAAGTTCGACCCATCAGGTGAAACAGCAGCAGCATACAACACAATTATCGGAGCATAATGGACCAGATTGTATGGAGAACAGCACCTAATCTGGCAACTGCTGCCTATAAAGCAAACTTAAGTAAATCTGCTACAAATAGCATTGAGTCATACACTTACTTGTTTGATAAACATCGTGAACTATTAAACATGGATGACAAAAGTGACGCTAAGTTAACCTATGATGCTTTAGACCCAGAAGTTAAAACAGCATTAGAAAGTTTATTTGGTAAATCAGATTACAATAATCAACCAAGTAACTGGAGTTTAGCAAGTGCTGCAATAAAATTTATTAAATCACCTGTCACTGGTGTTTTTAAAGCAGCCAAAACATACAGTGATGTTATTAATACACCAGGACGTACAGCACAATTAGCAGCACAAGGTCCTGATTTGAGTAATAAGATTTGGCAAGACGGTTGGGATGGTGCCAACATGTTTGACCAAAAGCAAATAGAAACACTTGACGCAACTTACGGTGCAACAGTTGGTGCTGTTGCAAGAGGACTAGCCCAAGGTAAAACACCTGGCGAAATAATTGCTAATCAAGGTTTAAACAGTGAAGAATTAAGAAACGTTGTTGATTTAGTTTTTAATAAACCAGAAACTTTCGAACCAATACTTGACCAATACAAAAGAGCACAACTAAGCCCAGGTCGTACCACAGCAAGAAACATTTTGGGTAACAGACAAACAGATAATCCGTTTTACAAACTTGCATTCAATACATTATCTGGAATAATAGATTTACAATATCAAATAGCAATTGACCCATTAACATATACTACTTTTGGTATTGGAACAGCAGCACGTTTAGGTTTAACTAAAGCAGGTAAACTAGCAGAACTAGCCAAACAAGGTGCAACTGGTATTGATATTGCTTTTGAAAAATTTCCTGAAGTAGTTCAAGCATGGGACAATCTTGGACCACAAGTTAAAAGATACACTGAAGCAAAAGGTGACGCTGTTGCTCAGAAAAATATTAAAGATGAAATTTTAAAAATAACTCAAGGTACTCAATTTGATACCGATGAGGCAATTGAGTTATTAGCAGCAAATAAAGTATTTGATGCTGCTTCTGCAAAACAATACTTTAGTCAAATGAGTGACTTTGCTTTATTCTTTGGTGGTAGAACACATTCAACTCAAAGATTCGTAGGTAATCATGTTCTACATGCAAGTAAAACTCGTGCAGTAAAAAGAAACATAACTCAAAATATTGCAAACTTTTGGCAAGCGGTTACAAAAACTGCTTTAACCCCAGCAGAACAAAAACTATTCAGTGAAGATTTCCTTAAAACTACTTTACAAATGGGTGAAGAATCAGCCCTTGGTTCAACAAAGAACTTAGAAGCATTCGCTAACGCACCATCTATACAAATGGCTAGAGAAAGCCTTAAAGGTATAAATGGTTTAATGAACAAATTACGTATTCATCCTGGTAATAGAACAATAAACATTGTTAATAACCTAGTTGAAGAAACCGAAACAGGTGCAAAAGCACTCACTGCTGGTGTAAATAACACACTTGATGTGGTTGAAAGTACTGCAGGTTTAGTAATGAGTAAACCTTTAGCACAATTATACACTCAAATGTTCAAAAATCTTGAAACACCTGGAGATAGAGTTCTAGCATTACGTGGACTTTACACATACATCATGCATCGCATGGGTGTAAGTGCTATGCCAGGTGGTGAAGAGTTCATGAAAAGGATTCTTGATGAACAATTCGGTAACGCACCAGGGTTTTTATCACAAGTTGAAAGTTTTATAGGTAAAGAGTTTGTTGATGCAGGTGTTGTTAGTGCTAAACAAAGAATGTTATCTGGTGGACCAGAGTCTTTAATAGAAAACGTACCTGTTCGTCAAGTAACTTCAGGTGCTATACACGCTTATAACGAAACACCATTTATTGGTCAACTACCTTGGCAAGAAATCGGTCAATTCACATCAGATGCTTTGTTTAAAATCCATGGTGGTAGCAAATATGAAATGCTTAAACGTATTGGTGCAGTAACTAACAGTAAAACAGTTCAAGGATTAAACGATAACTGGACATTCTTTACTTTAGCACCAAAACTTGGTATCAAATCAGCCATTGATGAACAAATGTTCTTTATGCTGTATGCACCAAAGGAAGCATTGTATAACTATTTAACAGGTGTTGGTCGTTTCGGTGCAACTGCAGCAGGTGTAATGCTTGGTGGACCAGTAAAATCCATATCTTGGTTAAGAAACAAACTTAGAAACTACACAGGTGCAATAACTGATGAGGTTAGAGCACAAATAGTTGCACGTGATTTATCTCAAGAAGAAAAAATAGGATACTTGGCTGACGAAGCAATTCGTGCAGTTGACGAAAGAACTAAAGTTAAAGTAGTAACATCTCAACAAAGAGATGATATGCATGATTTGATGGTAAATGTTCCTCATGCTCTTGAATCAGTTACTTCAACTGTTGCTGTTAACTCTGGTTTAGGTGGCAGATTTGAAATGCCACGTATTGAAATTGCACCATTAGATAGTTTAACTACACAAGTTGAACAACTTGGCGGAACAATTAGTAACATATTTAAACCTGTTGCTGAGAATGCTGACCGTCGTCAACGTGCAATAAGCCAGTGGTGGGAAACCAAAAAACGTTTTGGTATGAATGATTTCAGACTTGGTAACCCAAAGTCACCAAGATTTACAGTTTATTGGAGACCAGCCCAAACATTCTTTAACCATAATGGTTTACAAACCCCTAAAGATATTCAAGATGCTGTAGATAGTTCAATGTTAAACATTGGATTCTGGAAAGACTCTGCAAATAACTGGGTTGTAAGTAACCCTAAGACTGTGGGAGCCTTCATTAATGGTTCTGCTGATTCAGTTGTTAAACGTAAACAAGGTTTCACTGATGCTGAAATTGCTCAAGAACGAGTAGTTAATGTTCTTGCTGATTTAAAGAACGAGTTCAACGGTGGTTACGAAAAAGGATTCAATCAAAGACTTTGGGATTTAATAAACTCAAAGACTTCTTCTTTAAACCCTAACCCTGTTACTTTAGATAAAGCATTTAAAGAATTAAACTTTGAAGAATACTTTGAAGCATCTCAAGATAATCTAATAACTGGACAATTTAAAACAAATATAAACTTTGCTGGTTCCGATGGCATATCTTCTTTTGGTAAAGTAAAAGAGTGGTTCTATGAAAGATTTGACCAACAAGTAACAGCATGGCATCGTGCCCCTGCACACACAGCAATGTACTTGGCTAAACGAGAAGTGTATCGTCAAGCAGAACAAGACTTTGCTACACAAATTTTAAAATCTGTAGGACCAAACCCATCAGATTCTGCTGTATTCTGGGCTAAAGAAGTAGCAAAGAAACGTTATACCGAAATTGCTAACCAAGAAGCAACAATGGAACTATTAAACTTTGTTGATAACCCTGCAATTCGAAGCCAATTAGCCTGGTCTGCACGTAACGTTGGACGTTTCTACCGTGCAACAGAAGACTTTATGAGACGTTTCTATCGTCTACGTAAACACACATTACCTGTTATTTACAGGATGCGTTTAGCAGCATTAGGTTTAGATGGCAGTGGTTTCATACACGAAGACGCTTCAGGTGGACGTTATGTAATCATGCCAATGGATAACTTCATATTCCAGGCTGTAAGTCCTGTAATGAATGTTCTTGCTGGCGGTGAAGCAGGATACAAACAACCATTATTTAACAACTTTAGTTTAAATCTAAACTTTGCTAACCCATCTTTATCACCTGACGCAGCAATGCCAACACTATCTGGACCTGTTGCTGGTGGTTCTGTTTGGTTATTCAAAACAATAGTAGGAAGTTTACCTACCCCTTATGGTGATGTTGTTGCTGACAAAGTTGACAACATTATGCTTGGCGAAATTGGTGACAACTTAACTTTCCGTAGAGCAGTAATACCTGTTTGGCTTGATAGAGCATACAGAGTTATCTCTTCAGATGACAAAGACAAACAAGAAGTAACTGCTGTTCATCAAGCAATTGCATACAATCAAGCCAATGGTATTGGTTTACCACCAGATGCAACTGCTGAAGATAAATACGAATACATGAAAAAGATTAGAATAACTGGACATAACGTTGTTGCTTTAAGAAACATTCTTGGTATGACACCAATACCTTTCGGTGTATCAACTAAAGAATCAAGAGATGTTCCAGATTATTTAAGAGAAGTTGGTATCACTGCTATACGTCAAGAGTTCTTTGACCTTTACGAGAACCTTGCTAAAGCACCAAACCCTAGACGTGATGACCTTTACGAAGAAGCACTAGTAGCATTTGTCGGACAAAATCCTAACAGACTTGTTTACACTGTTTCACGTAATGACAAAGTTAAAGAAATAGCATTCCAAAAAACTGATGCTGTTAAAGACTGGACTATTCGTAACCAAGACTTCATAAAGAAGTATGGCGATGTTGCTTTCTTGGCTGCACCAGATGTTGGTGATTTCAGTCCAGCAGCATATGCTTGGTTTGAAGCAGCAGAAATGATTAAGAGTAGAGACTTAGAATCTTTCCTTAACGAAGTTCAAGTTGCTGTTGATAGACAAAGATACTTTGATGCTGAAGATAAAGCCTTTGATGCTATTGCTAATGAACCTGATTACAGAAAACATCAATACATTAAAGATGCAACTGAACAGTATCGCAAGGCTTTGAGAATATCTAATCCTTTCTTAGACCGTGCTTTGCAACAAGGTGACTTTGGTATCTCTAAACAAGAAACAATGCTTAGAGATTTGAAAGCAATGTTGAATGACCCTAACTCACCTATTGATGATATGACTAGAAATAAGTTAATTGCTTCAACTGAAATAGTTGATGATTCAATGAACTATTTTAATTACAAAAATTCTATCAATGACCCTAATGCTGTTAGAGATAAAAAGATTTACAGAAACAATGCATTAACTGATTTAAAGAAACTATCTATCGGTGATGGTTCTTTAAGCCAGGCAAGTAAAGTTATATTTGAACCTATGCTTAAGTTCAAATCTAGAGATACGTTATAGATAAGGTTTCAATGGCTGAGAATAATACTAAAGATACTAAGGACACTGAGTTAGTTGGTGGCAATCCTCTTACTAGATGGTTACCTAATCAACTTAAAACAGTTTTTGAAGATAGAACATATAGCCCATCAGAGTTGTTAGAAATAGATGCTCAAGGTAAAAAGGTTTCTAAATCTGCTGGTAAAAAGTATGGTAGACAACCTTCTGATTATGTTCAAAGTGGTTATGTTAGAACTCAAGGTGCAGTTCAACCTACTGAAGGTGGCGGTGCTTCTTTCTTCTACACTCTTCCTGACCCTAGTGGTAGTGGTACTTTAGTTGACAGACCTGCTGCTCTTCTTCCTGGTGGTATGGGTTACTTTTATGTTAAAGGTCTTGAAGATGCTGCATCAGAATTTGAAAGCACATACACTTACAAAAGCCAAGTAGGTGGACCATCGATTCAAGCATTAAAAGAAAAACTTTGGCTTGGTCGTTATATGGATGATTTAAGTTATATCCAATCAATCCGTCCAGCAACTAAAGATATTATTGACCCATCAACTAGTGCTGCTATTTATAACATGTTGAATGATGTTAGCGTTTCAAATAAAAGATTACTTGAAACTGGCAATATGAATATTCAAGGTTGGGAAGATTTTGTAGATACCAACTATCAACAGGAAATTAAAACAGGTGGTAGTGTTAACATTCCTAGTGATGACCAATTAAACTTTGCAATTAATAATGCTATACGAATAGCAAAAGGTCGTGATGCTACAGAAGTTGAAGCATTAAATTTGAGACAGCAAATTAAATCTGCTGCCCTTGATTCACCAAGAATAGAATCAGATTATAAAGACCCTGTCACTGGTTTAACTTTAAATGTTACTAGTGGTGGATTTGATGAAACAGATATTGCTAATTTACTTACAGAATCAATGGAAGGTGAACGTCCTTATTGGGCACTTCAACAGTTTGGTAGTGCTTTTAATTCTGTTCTATCTGAAGATGCTAATACCTTACCCGCTGATTTTGCTTCGAGGTTGAAATAATGGCTAAATATACAAGAGACCAAATTATAGAATTACTACGTGCAGCAGGTATTCCTGAAGCAGATATCCCTACTATGGTTGGTATTGCTTTGGCTGAGTCTAATGGTAATACTGATGCTCAAGGTGACCAGAAACTTGCTAACGACAAATGGGGTAACAGTGTTGGTTTGTTTCAAATACGTAGTTTAAGAGACCCTTCTAAGTACAAGGGTGTGGATAGTTTAAGAGATGCAGCAAAGTTAGAAGACCCTGTATTTAATGCTAAGGCTGCTTGGGCTATCAGTAAACAAGGAAAAGACTTTACTCCTTGGACTACATTTAATGAAGGAACATATCAAAAATATATGGATGGTACTTCAACACCTTCACGTGCTAGAGGACCTAAAGTGTTTAAAGGTAAAGGTAAAGTGTTAGGTAACTTAGATAACATTTTTGGTACTCCTGATGATGAAGATGTTATTAGTTTATCTTTTCTAAATACTTTGGCTGAACTTTCTGGTTTAAACTATCTCGTTGCTGACCTTAACTCAGGAAAGATACAACCTGAAGCAGCACAAGATATAATTAGAAAGTCTAAGTTTTTCCAAGAAAATGTTAAGGCAACAAGGGATGCTCTTCTTTTACAGAAGACTGACCCTGCAACATTTAATGATACTATTGAAAATTATAAAGATGAGATAAGACAAACATTTATTGATGCTGGTGCTGAGTATAATGAAAAACAAATAGCAAACCTTGCTAATAAAGCAGTATTATTTAAATTGAAAAAAGAAGATTTTGTAAAGATAGTTGCTGATTCTGTTGATTTTCAATCATCATATCTTAGAGGCTTAGCCAATAGTTATGCTACAGGTATTCGTAAGACAGCAGCATCATATGGTATGACTTTACCTGATGGTAGTAAAGAGTTAAAAACTTTTGTTAAAGGAAAGTTTACTGGTGCTATGTCAGATGCTGATATAGAGGCTGTGTTTAGAGAAGAAGCAATTAAAGCCTTCCCTAATTACAAGGCTAGGTTTGAAGCAGGTGCAACTCTTGATGATGTTGCTAAACCATTTAAAAAAGATATTGCTGATACTTTAGAACTTAGTGAAGAAGATATTAGTTATAGTGATGAAGTTTTAAAATCTGTTTTAACTGCAACTAATCCTAAAGATGGTTCACCTTATGCGATGTCTAGGGCTGAAGTTGTTAAACTTGCTATGAATGATAAAAGATTTGATTCTACTAAGAAAGCACAGGATATGTTAACAACACCATTACTTCAATTAGTTTACGGACGTTACTAATGGCAGAAAAAAAACCAAGTAGAAAAGAATACTTAGTATCTCAAGCAAAACTTTTACCTAAAGAACAACAGGCTGCGGCAATTAAACAAATTAATGCTGCTGCTAAAGCACCAGGTGGAATAACCACAACTAAGTTAACTGAACTCAATTTAGGTATTGAACGTGTTCTTTATGGTGCTGACGCACGAGGTGGTACTGCTGGTGCTAAACCAGGTTATGAACAAAGGGAAGAAAAAAAAGAAGAATCACCAGTACCTGATTGGGTATTGGAGTTCCAACGTTCACAGCAAGCACAAATAGAATCTCAAAAAGTTAGTGCTAGGGCTGTAGCAAAAACACTTGCAGCAGCACTAGGATTAAGAGAAAGTATTGTTGATAAAATTGCTGACCTTCAAATCAATCAAGGATACACTGAACAAAGTGTTCAAGTTGCTATGCGTGATTTGCCAGAGTTTAAAGAACGTTTTGCTGGTATGGATAAGTACAATAAAAACTTTGCTGCAGATATTGCTGCAGGTAGAAAAGCCCAAGTAGTAGACCCATTTACTTATTTAGAATTAGAAAAAGATTATCAAGAAGTTCTAACACGATACGGTCTTGGCGAAATGGCTAATACAAATACTTATGCAGAACTTATCGGCAATGATGTTTCTGTTCAAGAAGCAACAGATAGAGTTGCTAATGTTTTTGATAAAATTAACAATGCTGACCAGTTATTAAAAACACAATTACAAACTTATTTCCCAACTCTTGGTACAACAGATTTTGCTAAGGCTTTATTAACAGGCAAGAACCCTGACGATATGGCTAAACAATTAGAACGTAAATACAAGAGAGCAGAGATTTCTTCAGAGATGACAAGATTTAATCTTCAACCATCTCAAACAATTGCAACAGACCTAGAAACACTTGGTGTTACTAGAGAAGAAGCAAGAACTGGTTTCGGTAAAGTTGCAGAACAACTACAACCATTAAGTAAACTTGCACAAATCTATGAAGGAACTACTACTGGTATTGAAGAAGAATTAACCTCTGAACAATTTAGAGGTTTACAATCTCAACGTCGTAAGAAATTAACTGAACAAGAAAAGGCAACGTTCGGTGGTTCTGCTGGTACATCAACTGTATCTTTAGGAACTTCTGGAACTGGTTCTTTTTAATTAAACCTCCACAGCAAGACCGACCAGCCCTTGCGTGAGTAAAAGTCTGGGAGTAAGAGCCATACCGATTCGTCCCCTGTTTTGGTGTGAGGCTTACGTCAACTACAAAAAGAATGGGAGACTGTTGCATGAGCAACAAAAGAAACAACTGGGATGCAGATATCACTGACGAGTACGAAGATGATATTCCTGCTGAAACTGATTTACTCAAGCAATTGAGAAGATTAGAAAAAGAACAGTCAAAGAAAATCAAAGAACTCGAACAGCAACTAGGTAGTTACAAAGTTGCTGAACGTGAATCTACAGTTCAGTATGTTTTGGAGTCGATGGGCGTTAATCCAAAGATTGCTAAATTTATACCACAAGATATTGATGTTAATCTTGAGACAGTTGAAAACTGGGTTAAAGATAATGCTGATGTTTTTGGTATTCAAATTCAACAAGAAAAACCTGTTGAGAATCCAAGTTTGGCAACCCTTCGACAAATTGACACCATCACCGCAGCAGGACAGGCTCCTATCGGTGTGGATGACATGATGCTTCGCATCGACCAAGCACAAAGTGCCGAAGAAATCACTGCGATGATTTTCGGTGCAGAACAAAATAACTACTAACTAAGGAAAACCAAACATGCCAAATGCTTATTCCGCCCTCTCAGGTGGTTCAGCAAATACTAATGGTGGTCTTGGTGGCGGTCAATATACAAGTGCCGATAACGTAGGTACCTTTACACCATCCAATGGTGCAGGTCTCGTACAAAAAGCATACGACCGCTTAGTAGAGTTCTCTCTACGTAGCCAACCATTATTGCGTTCTGTCGCAGACAAGCGACCAGCACGTCAATCAATGCCAGGTTCATCCATTGTATTCCAAATTTACAATGATATGACAAAGGCAACAACTGCTCTTTCAGAGCAAGTTGACCCAGATTCAGTAGCGATTGGTACACCAACTGCTGTAACCGTAACTCTTAACGAATACGGTAAACGCAGTTCTAACCACTCGTAAACTGCAATTATTCTCATTGGCAGATGTTGACCCAGCAATTGCAAACATTGTTGCTTACAACATGGCTGACTCAATTGATGAAATCGTACAAACAGAACTACGTGGTGGAACTAACGTTCGCTACGGTTCTGCTGGTTCATCTGACCCAACAGCAACTAACGAAATTGCAGCAGAAGATACAATCTCTGCAGCAGACATTCGTTTTGCAGTAGCAAAACTACGTGCAAACAACGCAGTTGCTCGCAAGGGTTCACTATACTGGTGTGCTATCCACCCTGAAGTTTCACACGACCTTCGTGCAGAAACAGGTTCAGGTGCTTGGAGATTGCCACACGAATACCAAACAAATGAAAACATTTGGGCTGGTGAAATTGGTACATTCGAAGGAGCATACTTCATCGAATCACCACGTTGCTACAACGCAACAGACGGTGCTACAAGCCGTCGTGTATTCCGCACTTACTTAGCAGGTCAACAAGCACTTGCTGAAGCAGTTGCAGAAGAACCACACGTAGTAATCGGAAACGTAACTGATAAGTTAATGCGTTTACGTCCAGTCGGTTGGTACGGAGTATTAGGCTTCAAGCGTTACCGCGAACAAGCACTATACAGAATTGAATCAGCATCAAGCATTAGTGCTTAATTAGATTCAAATCAAGATTAAAGCCCCTGGGAAACTGGGGGCTTTACTTATTAGGAGAGTAAATTGCCAAAGTTTTTTCCACCAACAGTAGAAGAAGGACCAGCAGGTACTGGTTTATTCTACCGTTATACACATAATCGTGGTGTTAGTGTTTTAAAAACTTCTGGTATTTATTCTTTAAAAAGATATCCAACACAGGATGAAATTACTGCAGCAACAGAATATTATGCAGGAGGACACGAGTATGAAGTTACCAGTGCACAAAAGTCTGCAATCATTGCGGCTGGCATCGGCATTACTGAAAGTAACTTTGAAGGATGATAAACAACATTCTTGTAGCGGGTGCGACTGCAAGTGCACTTGCTTCTGTATTTTTTGTGATTGCCCCATCGGTTCGAAAGATTCGTTCTATGATGGAATGGTTGGAAAAGTTTCGAAGGGACTGGGAAGGCGAGCCTGGTGGTCCAGGTAGAGATGCTGTTCCTGGGGTTATGGAAAGACTTAACAGACTTGACGGTGAGTTAAGTAATAATGGTGGTTCCTCTATGAAGGACTCCATTGACAGAATTGAAAAAGCATTGGGGACTAAATGAGTTTACATAGAAGACAGAAACATCCAGAGTATGTTGAAGGATGTTTTGGTTGTAAGGCTTCAACATTAGATTTGAATCCTGGAGAAGCAAACTCCAGGCTGACTATGTCAGCAAAAAAATGGGATAATGAACTTGCGTTATATCGTCAGGCTAGGTCTCAGGGTATTCAACCTGATAGCACTAAAACTAAGGATATACGTAAGGCAATAGATATATCAAACAAAATATATCAAACAAAACTGGGAGAGCATATGGCAATGAATAAGAAAAAGAAAATGTCAAAGAAGATGTCTTACAAAATGGGCGAAAAGATGGAATCCAAATCTGAGAAGATGATGGAAATGAAAAAAGGCATGAAGAAAATGGGTAAGAAGAAATAGTATGGCAACTAAACCACAAAAAGGTGCAGCAGATGCTGCAGCAAGATTGATTGCAAAGTATGGTAGGGCTGCTGTTGCTAAGGCTATAAAGAATAGTGCTAAGTCTGCTAAGCCTGTAAGTAAGTATCCTACTTCTAATGTTAAGGTTGTTAAGAAAACTTCTGACGCTAAAAAGAATTATTATAATGATAGAAGTCGTGACCGTGCATACAATTCTTCTATGAAAGAAATGTATGACACTGAAGGTTCTTATGGTGCTTATGAAGCAGAAGGTTATGTTAAAGATATGACTTCACGTAACTTTAAAAAGAAAGTTAACAGACCTGCACCTGCTAAATCTAAAACAATTAGAAAACAAGAAATTAAAAGAAATCAAATCATAAAGAAAAAAGGTAAATAATATGTGTTCAACATGTGGATGCAACTATCCAAACGTAGACCATGCTATGGCTAACGCTAAAGGTGATAACCCAATGGGTATGCCAATTGCACCTAAACCATCAAGCATTCAAACAGCAACACCTAAAAAACCAGGTAAATAATAATGTCAATGCTAGGACCTGTTGCAGGTGGTGCCGCTAGAGCCGCTGGTAAAGCAGCGGCTAAGGCTGCCCCTGTTGTTAAAAAGGTTGCCAAGAAAACTGTTCAAACTCTTGAACAACAAATTGATGAGTTAGAGAAACGTCTTGTTGTTGGTCGTCAAAAGTTTAAAGAAGCAACTGACCCTGCTGCTAGGAAAAAGATTGCAGACTTTGGTATTTCTTTAAAGAAAAGACTTAATAGTCTTAAAGATGAGTTAACTGCTAAGACTACCGCTGAGGGACAAGTTACTCGTTCTGGCAGAATTAATAATAAGTCTCAATCAACTATTGAATCTAAAGGTGTTACTGGTCAGAAACAAAATAAGAGTGCTAATAAACCTAAAACTCTTGGTGATACTAGAGATGAATTAGAATCTGAGTTTAACAGAATTAGTAGACAGTTGGCTGTTTTGTTGAAACAGAAACCTCAGACTCCTGCTCAGAAGGAAAAGATTTCTCAGGCTATTGAAAGACTTAGTGATGAGAAGATGGCTATTGTTAAGCAACGTAGATTGTTAATACAGAGAGCCAATGAGATTAAGAAGAAGATGGCTAAAGATTCTATTAGTAAGGGTAAAAAATAATGGCACAGAAACCTAAGAAGAATGATGGTAAGAAACCATATTTTTATGCTGGGTCTAGTGGTATGGGTGTTAAACCTAAAGATGCCAGTAAGGCTAGTAAGACTGCTAGTAAGAATTGGAATGCTTTAACTCCTGCTCAAAGGAATAAGGTTCGTAGGGATTTGGCTTTGAATGTTGCTTTGGCTACTGCACCTTATGGTAGGGCAGCGAAGGTAGTTGGTAAGGGTGTTAAGGCTGCTGTTAATAAAAGAGCCACTAATAAGTTTATGAAAGATTTAAAGAAGAATGGTGTTGCTGTTAAGAAACCTTCTTCTCCTTTTATTGGTCTGACTAATTCTGCTTCTGCACGTAGTGAAAGAGCACGTGCTATTAGAAGTGGCAAAGTTGTTGACATTAATAAGAAAAGAAAAGGTAGATGAAAGATTCTAGATTAAAACGTGCAGGTGTTTCAGGTTTCAATAAACCTAAACGTACACCAAGTCATCCTACTAAGTCTCATGTGGTTGTGGCTAAGGTTGGTTCTCAGGTTAAGACTATTCGTTTTGGTCAGCAAGGTGTTACTGGGGACAAGAAAGCCACACCACGTCAAAAGTCTTTTAAAGCACGTCATGCAAAAGATATTGCTAAAGGAAAAATGAGTGCTGCTTATTGGGCAAATTTGGTGAAATGGTGAAAAAGAAAGCATTTTGGGATAAGAAGAACCCTAATAAAACTTCTAAGAAATTAACTCCAGCACAGATTAAAAGTGCTAAGGCTCGTGCTAAGGCTGCTGGTAGAAAGTATCCAAACCTAGTTGATAACGCTGCTATAG